TAGGCAACCATCGCCTATCTGCAATACGTTAGGTGCAATGCTTTAGAACATTCGCAACTGTGAAACAAATTCTTTGAACCTTTGCTCCTGTGCTTCAAAATATGCTGGACTAATTTCGCATCCAACAAAATGAAGACCCGCCTTATTTGCCGCTATTCTACTGCTTCCACTTCCTAAATGAGTATCTAAAATCAAATTGCCTTCCACCGCAAAATTTTTAAATATCCATTCGTATAGTTTAATCGGCTTTTGGCAAATATGTATTCTCGTTTCGCTTGTATTCCTTACGTGTTTAAAAATTTTTGCGTTTCGGTCAAAGCTCGTCCAAGCATATTCACAATCAGCTAATGTGTCCATGTGTGCTACTTTATCCCAAACAATAAAGCATCTGTTTGATGGTAGTCCAAAGTAATTACCGCCCCACACAATTTGATTTTTAGATACTCTGAATAGCTGCTCCCAATATTCAGCAGGCGGGGCAATATCCCAAGAAGCATCTCCTTTAGCATATTTTGAAGCCCAAGTCCCGCCTTGCGTTAATTTATCTCCCAAGCCATAAGGCGGGTCAACTACTGCAAGGTCAAAGAATTTGTCAGGGTATCGTTTCATAACTGTAATACAGTCCTCATTAAAAACCTCCGATGGCACTGCACCTAACAAGGTATTGCCAAAATGCGGGGTTTCGTTTTCCAATTTATCTTTTGTGCTATTATTCATCATTTGTATTTCAATTAAAGTTTTGTGCTGTTATGCCCGCACTTCGGCAATACCCAAAACGTTATATACAATTATTTTTTTCCCACCCTCTTAAAAAAACCGCTTCTGTTGTGTTTGTTTGCGCCATCCCTTGTATTTTCTTTAGTGGCTTTAATTCTATCCAGTCGGCTTTTGTGTTTTCGCAAACTATAATTTCACCTTTTAGACTATAAATCCAGTCTTTCATCTTAGTATAATCTATTTGGTTGTGAATATAGTACTTACCACCAAATTGGTATGGAGGGTCAATAAACCAAGTCGCTTCCTTATTTTCAATATCTATATAATCACAACATTTAATGTCCCAATGTTTTATTTTATGTAGATTATTAAGTATGTTCTTTTTTGCTGTTACTTGGTTTCTTACGCCTGCTTCAGTGCAAGTTAATCTTGGGGCATTAACTCCGGCTTGTATCATAAAGCCTAATAAGTCTTTTTCTTCTTTGCTTAAAAATTCAAAATTGTTTAAGTTTTCCCCTTTTTTTAATATTGGTATATTTTCAATATCTTTTACACTTGCGTTCTGCAAATACAACCATATATTAATAAGCCTTTCGTACTTATCACATATTATTACATCATTCTCCCAATATTTTAAAGCATATCTTGCACTACCAGCAAAAGGTTCAATTATTAAATCCTTTGTTGGTGCAGGGTAATAGTTTATTATCTTGCTTTTACTTCCGTAATAACTCCACATATTATTTTTAATTTTTCAAATTAATAAAGGCGTTACCTCACCCTTCGCCCAATCACGTCGTAATTCCTACGCCTCCACTCCCGGCGCAATTCCAACTCCTCAATGAATAATCCAAGCGGGTGGTGGTTGTAGTATTCAACACGCAGACAGCCCTCCAACTGCGCTTGGCACGGAACGCATCCCAAGTTACCGATTAGCATATAATAGGTTCCGGCCGGAAGGGCTAAGGTCAGATAGTAATCACTTGCAAGGTTCCCACCCAACCAATACCCGGCTCCAATCATCGACGGGCAGTTGGCGTTGCTGAACATGATTTCATCGCCGCACTCCGTTACAACCATTGCCGACACAAATACCTGTGGGCCGTTTGGGTTGGGCGCGTAGTTAATGTCCGACGTTATCTGAAACGACACAGGCCACCCATCCTCGTACACGGTGAACTCTAACCAAGCCGAACCGCCGTAGTACACGCAGTTGTTGCCGTAATGCACATCGGTTGTGCTGTACGACATCGGGGCTTCCCAACAGTCTTCCCACACTCCAAACGATTCAAGGTCGTATGGGGTGGTGCAGTCTTGGGCGGTGGCGAACACGGGCAATATCAATGCAATCCACTTCATACCTTTACTGAATCTTTACTATTCAAATCCTGCAAATATGCCATATACTGAAGCAGTTTAGTCATGGGTTGGGTTTCCCAATAATCAACCAAGCGCGGGTCGTTGTTTGACGTAACCATCAGGCTGTTATACCACCCGTATTTTGCGATCATTGGATCGGGTTTTGTCGGTTCCTCTTGAGGCTGATCGTCGTCTTTTGGTTCGGGCTTGGGGAATAGCTGCTCGAACTGCTCACGAAACCTACGGCTAACGTCAAAAAAAAAGCGAGCGCACCCCGGTAAACGCTATACGGCACGTCAAGGAACGCCTCGGGGTGGTACTCGATTGAGTCGGGGCGGTAAGGCTCGATCTCGTAACGGTTAGCAATGCGGCGTTTTACCGGGCGGTATATTACCGACATAAACTTGTGTGCGTTCTGCGTTGGCTCTTTGCAGAACTCTTCCATGTCGATAAATTCACCCACAAGCATCCCGTTCAAATCCGGGTGGAATCCGTATGTGATTTCGCCGATCTCAATAAACGGCTTGAACACGGGTTCGCCCATGTTCATTAGTTCAACGATGGTTTGGGCGGTGATGACGGTTTCGGCGTAGGTCATTTGGTTCACGTCGCCTTTGCAGAACAGCCTACACACGGCAACCGGGTCTGAATTGATCCGGTTATATTGCATCACTTGGCCAAGCGTAACGTGGTCGTGTGAGGCGGGGAGGATTACGCGTAATGACATCGTGTGATTTTGGCCAAAGGTAAAAAAGTTTTCTGATTATCCAAAAAAACACCCCGCTAAATTGTTATGTAGGGAGATAACTTGATTTCTACTATGAGCAACAAAGCAGATAAAATCGCCGAGGCTGCCAAGCGCATCCTCGCAAAACTAAGCGGTGAACCTTCAACCGTGACGGTTAAATTCATGAAAGAAGGAACCACGTCCGAGGGCGTTAAGATCATGACCGAAGCCGACGATTGGTCAGAGGGTGTGGAAGTGTTTGTTGAAATCGACGGCGTTGTATCGCCCGCTCCAGACGGCGAACATACCGTGGGTGACGTGAAGATCACTGTTGCCGAGGGAAAAATTACCGGAGTTGCAGCCGTGGAAGAAGAAGTAAGTGCCGAGGTGGAAGCCGCAATCGAGGCCGCTTTGAGTGCTGTGGTAAAAGACCGCGACAAATACGCTGCTGAACTTACGGCAAAGAACGACGCAATCACTAAGTTGGCCGCTGAACTTGCCGCAAAGGATTCGGAAATAACCAACCTGAAAGCGCAAGTAACTACGCTTTCAAAGCAAATCGGTTCGGTTCAGGACGCACCAAGTCGCAACGTTGCGCCCGTAGCTGCACCCGCCGAACAACTCGACGCCAAAGGTCGCCCGCAAAACTGGGCGAAACTCAATACCGCCGAGCGAATTAAATGGAATCGCGAAAACCTCACCATCAAATCTAAATAATAAACAACCATGCCAACTACGTTTAACGTAACTACGACCTACGCGGGTGAGGCTGCAAAGCTTTACATCGCTTCAACCCTCTTGGCCTCCAAGACCGTTGACAACGTAACCCAACACCTAAACATTCCGTACAAGTTAGTCGTACCAAAGATCGGTTCAACCCTGACCTTTGGCAATGCCGATTGTAACTGGTCACCGGATTCAACCGTGACTTTGGCCGAAACCATCCTCGAACCAAAGCGACTCGACATTCAGTTGGGTCTTTGCAAAAATGAGTTGTGGGATTGGTGGGAATCGACCCAAATGGGCCAAAGCCTTGTCAACCAAAATCTGCCCCCGCTGTTTGGCGACGCCTTACTCGACCGCATCGCCGCAGAAGCAACGCAGAAATTGGAGCAAACTATCTGGGCTGGTGACGCAACCAACGCCGGAGAGTTTGACGGGTTCCTTTCTCAATTCTCCGCAATCGACGTAAACGGAACTGTTATCACCGCCTCCAACGTGATCGCTGAATTGACGAAGGTGGTAAACGCCATCCCGACTGCAATCAAAGCCTTCCGAACCGAAGACCTCGTGATCTACGTGCCTACTTCCGTGATCTACTTCTACGCTCAAGCACAGGCTACGTTGGGTGCATTCGACGCCTACAACGAGCGTTTCGCCGAGCCTTCGTTCTTGGGTATTCCTTTGGTTGAATGTCCGGGCCTTGCCGACGACACGATGGTTGCCGCTCGCAAATCCAATATGCACTTCGGAACCTCAATTATGAGCGATTACACCAACGTGTTACTGCTCGACCAGGAGCCTGTAACGGGTCAAAAGGTGGTAAACCTTACCATGACCTTCTCCGGTGACACCGCGCTTGGTTTTGAAAGCGAAGCCGTTTATTACGCTGTACCCGCATCCTAAAAATTAACAGATGCCTATAACTTGTCAAATTAACGCCGGACGACTTCGGCAATGCAAAAATACCGTAGGTGGCCTTAAGACTTTGTTCTTAGGGCTCCTTACGGATTTCGACACCGGGATAACGCAAGGCGGTACCAACGGCGCAATTTCTGTGCTGCCAACCGCCACGCTTTACCGCTTTGAACTCGACCAGGCTTACAGCTCCGGTCAGCTCATTGCTACCCTGAACGCTTCGCCCGACAACGGTACCACGTTTTATGAGCAGGTCGTTACGGCCAAGTTCAAAAAGTTGAGTGCCGCCGATAACGAGAACTTCCAGAACATTGCCGTTAATCAGTTGGTGGCATTCGTGCTAACCAACAACAACGACATCATGATGGTTGGTCTCAAAAACGGCGCGGACTTCACCGCCGGAACGTTAAACACCGGCCTTGCAATGGGCGACATGAGCGGCTATGAATTTACCATCACCGCTCGCGAACCTGAACTTCCCAAATACCTGACCGCATTTACCACCGATCCATTCGATAACTTCGCAGGTATCACCGTATCTCCTGCATACCCGACGGGATCCTAACCTAACCTATCCGAGCAAATTGGGCGGGTGTGCATTGTGTCGCCCGCCCTTTTTGTTGAACTTGAATTTGACCGCATATTACCTTGTAAATTAGGGCCGTGATATATCTGTTACCAAACCAAGCAAATCAGAACGTGTACGTGACGTTACGCGAGGCTCAGTATGAGTTCACAACTGAAGCGGAATCGTATTTGTTGCACCTGTCAAAGGTGGATGGGTCGGAAGATTTCTACCTTATTCCGGTTGTGGTGAATAATAACGAACGGTACACGCAGCTACGAATCGGAACCCACGCCAATGCCGCCACGTCGGGAAGCCTTTTGATTACCGAATCAGGCGAATATGCGTACACGATCTACGGGCAAACCGGAACGTCTAATCTTTCACCAACCAACGTCGCTGTAATTGGGGTATTTGAGATAGGTACGTGTTGGGTCGCAGACGACTACACCGGGTACTACTTTACCGATTCAACCACGATTCCAAATTCATTCGTAGATGGACAATAAGACCGCAGTTAAGCGCATCGCGCTTAGTCAATATACGCCGCACAACTACCGGGAAACCGAAGACCGTAAAGGTTGGATTAAGTACGGTGACGCAAACGACTTTCCCGACTACCTCATTGACCTCTTCAACGAATCACCCACCCACGGTTCGCTGTGTAAGTCGCTTGCACAGTATTTGTACGGAGCGGGATTCGGGCCGTCGGCACTGGATCAATTCGGGTTTAACAAGACGCTCGGAAAGTGCCTGCTCGACTACAAAATACACGGGTACTTCTTTTTGGAAATCGTGTGGGTAGGTGACAGCATTGGACGCATTGAGTATATGCCTGCGGAATCAATTCGCTGTGGCAAACGCGTGGGCCGCGCTGTGCCTTCGTATTGGTATAGCTCTGACTGGTCGCAACCAACGCGGGAAAACAAACCATTTGAGATCATTAGTTACGATCCAAGTCGGGCCGTAACGCACCCCAACCAAATCTTGGCCGTTCGTCCATTTTCGCCGGGGTCTTTTTACTACCCCAAACCCGACTACAACGGCGCGGTGGAATACTGCGAAATCGAACGCCGGGTATCGACGTTCCACAACGCCAACCTAAAAAACGGCATGGCGCCGTCCTACATTATCAAAATGCGTAACGGTCAGCCGTCGCCGGAAGAACAGTCTATCATTGAGCGCAACATCATGGCTCAGATGTCCGGGGATAGTAACGCCGGAAACGTGCTGATCTTTTACGGCGATCCCGGAGCCGACAACACCCCGGAAATCGACACCGTTCAGGTTTCAGACCTTGACAAGCAGTTCCAGCAAATTAGCCTTGAATGCTCGGAGAAAATCATGGTGGCTCACCGCGTGGTATCGCCGCTTTTGTTTGGTTTGAAGACAGGCGGTGGACTTGGATCCAACGCCGACGAACTTCGCCAAGCCGATGAACTGATGCGGGCAAACGTAATCGATCCAAGTCGTGACGTTATTCTCGACCATTTGCAGCCTTTGTTCAAGACGCTTGGAATTACGTCGATCACGTGGCTGGATAAAAAGTCAGACACCACCCAAACCACGCCCGCAACGCCTGACACCGCGCTGAAACTCGCTAAGCACACCGACGCCGATGCCGAAGCGATGGCAAAGTTTTTGGAAGACCACGGCGAAGATATTGATGAGAATGAATGGGTGTTAATTGATAGCGCGCCGGAAGATTACGCAGGCGTTGAACAAAAAGTCAACGCAATTAACTTAGGGGTGCGTTTGGCTTCGGTTCCGTCGTCGAATCCCAACGGCAAATCCGAACAAGATACGTCGCTGTTCAAAGTGCGTTATACCTACGCCCCCAAAGTAACCGATGCAGCAGGGCCGTCGCGGAAGTTCTGCTCGAAAATGGTGGCGTCGTCAAAGGTTTACCGCAAGGAAGACATTTTGGCCGCATCTGACCGCGCCGTAAATCCCGGATTTGGGCCGGGTGGAAGCAATACATACGACCTTTGGTTATACAAGGGCGGCCCGAATTGTCACCATTTTTGGGAGCGCAGAATCTATATGCGCCGCAACAACAAAAAGATCACCGAAACCGAGGCTCGCAAAATGATTTCCGACCTCTCACCCGATGAAAGGCCCGAAGCCAAATGGGAGAAGAACGACAGCGACGTTGCCCGTCGCCCTATTGATATGCCAAACCGAGGCTACTTAAACCCACCCGGAAACTAAACGACTATGGCAATTCCACAACAGGTACTACTAATCAACGGCGATTACATTCGCCAATATACCACCCTTAATAAATCGGTGGAAGAAGCGTATCTCAGGCCGTCAATTCTGAACGCTCAGGATATGTTTATTCAGCCTATCCTCGGAACCGACCTATACAACAAGATACTTACCGACACCGCTGGCGCGACAATATCAGGGGCTTACCTTACGCTCAAAGACACCTACATTAAACGCGCATTGGTTGAGTGGACGATGCATATTGCCCTGCCTACGCTTACCGTCAAATACGACAACGGTGGCGTGGTGGAGCGTACCGCAGAAAACACGGTTGCGCCGTCCAACGCCGCCATGCAACGCCTCATAAATCTGCACTTGGATCAGGCCAAATTCTACACCCAACGTATGCAGGATTATTTGTGTGAAAATTCGTCGTCGTTTCCCGAATGGCAGACCAACGAAGATGGGCAGCTTTGGGCGCAATACCCCAAATATCCTAACTTCGGCGTGGTGTCGCGTGGTAACTTCAACCTAAACGTGCCTGCTAACCTACGTGAGTGGCCGTACAAAATCAATAACCAATGAGGTACAGCAAGGACGAACTAAAACGACGCCGCCAAACCGTGGCCGCGCTGCTTAAAGCCGTGCAAAGCGGGCAGTTTGTGACCGATAAATCATGTGAAAAAGATAAAAAAGCAAGGCAATGAATGATAAATTAGACGTGGGTACGGAAATAATAAAGTTCTTTCTGACCATATACCACTACGTACTTGCCATATCTATCGGCATTTTCGGCAAGATTGGACTTGAGGCAATGTTAAAAAAGCGTTATTCCCTTACGCAATGGGCGGGAATTGTTTTGATTTCTATTTTTTTTGGTTACCTTGCGTCGATTTTATGCGAAAACTACGATTGGCAAAGGGCGCAACATTGGCTGCCAAGCATTGCGACAATGTTCGGACAGAATATAGCCTTGTACGTTACCGCAAATTACACCCGCATATTCTCGGCTTTGGTCGATGTATTTGTGCGCGGCAGAAAGTAACCAACCTCACACGATATGATTAAGATCAGCCAACCCTTTGTCGGGGTTCATTTGGTTCAGCAGAATGTTAGGAAATCAAACACCGTAACGATTCTAAACCTGTCAGATGTTCACTACGACAGCCGCAAATGTGACCGGGAACTATTAACAAAGCACCTCAAGCAAGCTGAAAGCCGGGGTGCTTTGGTGTTTATTAACGGCGATTTGTTTGACCTCATGCAGGGCAGGTACGACCCCCGACATGGGAAGTACGACATACGCCCGGAGTATAAGAGCGCAACGTATCTGGACGACGTAATAAACGACTGCGCTGAGTATTTGTCGAAGTTCCGGGTAACATACATAATCGGGCAGGGCAACCACGAAACCAACATCGTCAAACGCCTTGAAACCAACCCCATCGAGCGCGTCGTGGAGCGTCTTAAATTCATGGGGCAACAGGCGCACATGGGTTGGTATTCGGGGTTGTTGTGCATTCGGCAGGGATATGAAAGCACCGAACCCAACAAAGGCGATTTGCAGACCGTGCGAACAACCAAAATATACTACCACCACGGTAGCGGCGGCGGGTCGGCAAGATCTAAGGGTATTTTGTCGGCCGACATTCAGCAGTTGAGTTGCCCGGATGCCGACGTGATAACATCAGGCCACGACCATAACAAGTGGTATCTTCCGGTGAATGTTGACAGGTACCGAAAGAACCTTGAACCTTACCAAACCACGGTACACCACATACGCTCCGGGTCGTATAAACTAAAGGACAGGAATTTGGGTTGGGAAGTTGAAAAAGGATTTCGCACTCCCCGCCTCGGTGGGTGGTGGATTGACGTTGCATACGTTAAATCGCACGGCGGCAGTCGGGTAGAAATCACGGTAACCGAAGCGTATTAAATTCGTATATTAGGGATATGGAAGACACCGACCAAATACCAAACGACGACCGCCCGGAAATCGAACCCATACAGGTTGAGATGTGCGAACCCGCACGGCTCATGATTCATGTGGCTCAAGCGGCGGCGATTTGTAGCCCAGATGGGTCGTTTGCATTTAATGAACACATACGGGATGCGATCGGGATGCAGCTATTGAAGTATGTTAAACGAGTGACAAAGGAGTATTAAGATGAGCGACAAAAAGAAGGATAAGAAACCATTTAACGAGACTGGGTTTGGTAAGTTCGTAAAGAAAATAGGCGAAAATGCCGGGGTCATTATTGACGTGGCGGCCGAAGTCGCAACAGGTGACATCGGTGGGGCTATTGACGTCGTGCGCGACAAGCTGAACGAATCCAAGATTGCCGAAGCGACAAAGCTTGAGTTACTCAGGGAACTTGAAATTAAACGCATGGAGTGGACGAAGGAAATCTACGAGTTGGAAGTGCGAGACCGTGAATCAGCCCGTCAACGCGAGGCCTCACTTGCCGCCGCCGGACAGCGCGATTACTTCCAGTATTTCGTCGGGTTTGTTGGGCTTGTGGTATTTGGTTACATCGTTTACTTCCTAACCAATAAAACCGTGCCGTATGACAACCGCGAGATATTTATTCACCTGGTGGGTATTGTTGAGGGCGTAATTATTTCTATCTTTGGGTATTACTTTGGTTCATCGCTTGGTTCGAAGAACAAGGATTTACGTAAATAACACACCAGATCAATGGAAGAAAAATCAAAAATTATTACCGAAATCGACGGCGATAATTTAGTTGGGAACACATTTAATGTGTCAAGTGACGAATTAAAAAGGTTTAAGGAATTCAGTCGCAAAACAGCTATTACATGGCGCAGACCAACCGCGACAGAGATACGAATGTTGCTAAACAAATAACACACGAACATGAAACAGACAGCAGTACAATGGTTAGTAGAAAAGTATGTTATAGTTATGGGGCTTGGCTCGAAAGAACTAATGAAAGAACATATTGAAAGGGCAAAAGAAATGGAGAGAGAGCAAATTGAAGATGCTTTTCAAACTGGTAAATGGGATTGGCATAGGCACGTCAAAAATGGTTTAGAGTCTCAGGATTGCGCGCAATACTACAACGAAACCTTCAACACCAAATAACATGGCAGGCTGTATCTACTTTTACCACATTCAACGAATCCTTGCCGCAATGAGCGGCGGCAATTACGACGGAACAGTTGACTTTGATTTCAACGGGGTCGTAAACTTCAACGATCTGCTCTTTGCCTTAACTCATTGGTGTGGGTAATGTATTGGACGTATCAGAACAATACATCGACTTTATACCAAATGGTATTATACCATTTTGTACCGAACAACCAACCCCCATTCTACCTCTTATGATCGACTGGAAGCGATACCCCAATTTCAACCGGGCCGAATTTGATTCACCCGACGCACCTGGTTCCGGCGACCTGATGAAGCCTGAAGTACTGGACAGGTTACAGACGGCTCGCAACGCCGCGGGGATTGCGTTCCGTATCAATTCCGGGTATCGCACCATCGAACGAAACAAACGGGTCGGAGGCGTGGCAAATAGCCCGCATCTTGGCGGTTGGGCCGTTGACATTCATTGCGATTCCGACGCGGATCGCTGGGTGATTGTAACGGCTTTGCTTGATGCCGGATTCAAGCGCATCGGAATTGCCAAGACCTTCATCCATGCGGATTGCGACCCGGCGAAGAACGCCGAGCGGGTGTGGGTTTATTAAAGCGTTTCAATCCTTTCAAACGGCTTCCGGCCCTGAATAATTCTAAGCACTTCACCTTTCCGACCTTTACCGAATTGCGCCAGCGTTCCCGTTGGCAGCCTTTCGTTGTAGTGGTATAGCGGCTCGGTAATTAACCGGGTGCGATCCGGGCCGGCCATCTCGGCACAGCTATACATTACGTCAACCTCGGTGCATACGTGCTGCCAGTTGCCATCGACTTTGAGGCGTTCAACCGGAATCCTACGATATAGCCCCGCCCGGAATGAGTTTGGAGCGGTCAGAAAGAACGGCGCCGTGCGGAGCGGCTTTCCATCCCAAACGACTTGCAGCGAATTGACTTTACCGTGTTGGTTCTGCCAGTTGCCATACGTCACCCATGCACCCGCTTGGTGGTGTTCGTATATGGTTCGGATAGCGTTCGGAAGCAAGTGGTCGTCCAAGCCGACAAGCACAATAATATCCTCGTCTGCGATAAGCGGGGCGGGATTGTTGCGAATAATGTCGTACCGTCTGAATGCAGCGCCACGCCTGTCGTCGTCGGTTTCGTTGTATAGGTATAGATTGCCAAATGCCGGATGCCATCCTTTGTAAACCGAAGCGATTAGCTTCTGTACCTGATGGGCCGGTTGGTTGTGGCCGGTTGAGATTACGTGGATGTTCACAGCGTTATTCCTTTGTCGGTTAGTATCTCATTGAACTTTTCACGTATCATAACGACTTGCCCGAATTGGTCTTCGTTTAGGTCGTCGTACTTCTCAATCGCTCGGAGCATCTCGTTTGTCTCCCATAACGCCTGATACAGATTCGGGGCGTCCATAGCCATCAGAGCGGCTTCGGGGTCGTCGATGAATTCGATTGTGATTTTGTTTGCCATTACTTCATCGCTTTAATTAGTTGATTTGCAATCCGCTCGGAACTAAACGCTTGCAACGCCATCTCTCGCGCAATCTTCCCGGCCTTTTCTACGTTGTCAAAACTCATTTGACCCCATCGATTTACTGACATTCTAAAGTCCTCCTCATATTCGATTAGATCAAGTCCGTAGTAGTTCCACCTGGTGTAATTGTAGCTATCTTGAAAGTTCGCGCATTGGGTCATAACGGGCCGACCCATTAACGCCGCTTCAATCGCTGTTACCCCAAATGAACCGTACAGGGCCTGTCCTTGCCGGGGTGCGTATAATTCAACGTAGATTTGGCAGTTCCGTATGCGTTCCTGATTCTTCGACCACGGAAGCGGCGTTGTGTCGACGTTTAGTTCGTGGCTCCACCCCTCCTCTGAAAAGAATCGCCTTATGTCGGCTGTGCCTTTGTTGGCTTGGTTTGAGGGGAAATGTCCGAACCGCTTTACGCCTTTGGGCAGCGGTTGGTATCCGGTGTCGGGAACGTAGTGCGGTACAAAGATTTCGTTTTGCCCTGGCACCAAATTGAGCAGGTCGGGAGTCTGAATAATATGTCCTTTGGCTTTGGCAAATACGGCTCCGATATGCTCGGGGTTTTGGCGGTAACGGGTGCCTCCGTGCATTACCCAATAGGGAACGTCCTTTGGAACGTGCTCGATGTATTTGTGGTAAGAGTGCATAATTACCACGCGGGTCGCTCTCATCTCTTTTAGCGTGGCGGTAATTGCGTGAGGTTCGCATCGTTGCGTGTGGGTTTGGACGTGGCTAAATGCGGACTTCTGCGTCTTTAGGCAGATCGCCTTGTGGCCTTGTTCGACCATTGCCCGCGCCCAATTGTTACCGACGTTGCTGTAATCGTCGGCGCACAAAAATACCGTCATACCAGCTTCTTTAGTTCGTCAATCATTTGTTGCACACACGGGGCGCAAGTCGTGCGTTCCTTTTTCACCGGGGCAAACTCATTCCACAGGTTGAATAGTTCGGTGACTTGGTTGTTTGTAAGCCTGCCAAAATACGTTGCAACCCGTATCAATTCCTTTGCGCGGTCGCGTTGGTCGTCGCTGAGTGTTACCATTTGCCTATCGGACATTTTGATCGCTTTAGTTTGGTCTTGACCTTCATCACGCACCCGCACAACTCCTCTCCGGTGTCGAGCCGCTCGCCCCATACCGGAGTGCCGCAGGTTCCAAGTGGACGGTGGAAGTGCGTGCAGGTGCGGCATATATCCATGCGGTAATCGCTGAGTGTCATTTTAGCCGGGCCTTTACAACGTCAGCCGCCTCGTTGATAGCCGAGTATATGACGTTGACGTTTAACAATACCTGTCGGCTGATTACACCAACCGGAATGCCGTGGAGGTAGTGCAATTCAAATAGGTCGCGCTTCCACGGTTCGATGCCGTTCAATACCTCCCGGACGTCTGCGATTTGGTAGGTGCCGCTTTGCGTCGATACCTCGCCTGTGGTTTGACGACTTTGGGATTTCTTCAGGGCCAAATATCGGTTGCGAACGCACGTCTTAAACCACGCGTCCGGGCATGGATGGCCGTAAGGTGATACGGTCAGGGCCTTTTCCATGACATCCTGCATAATATCGCGATGGTCTTCGCCGATGCAGGTTATCTCAGCCCACGGTGCGATTCTTTCGTACACCTCAAGCCACGGTGACGGCTCGGAGTTAGAAGGGTTGGAAGGTGGCGTTTGCTTGCCACTCCGCTTTGATTTGCTCATAGAAGTCGGGGTTAAAGGTTTCGGCGGTGACGTCGCCTGAGATGTGGATGCGGTCTATTTTGTCGAGGCTTTCGCCCCAACACGTAACCGTCATGTCTTGGATCAGGAGGGTTGCTACGTACATGGTTATTGGGTTAAGATTAAAGCCGTCAGCAGCGCACTCAGGTACGCCGCCCAAAGCCAAATATCAGAACGGCAGATCGTCCGAGGCTGGCCCGTTTGGATCTGTTGGGGGTCGGTTTGGTTCGCCATAAAGCAGCTAAAATGCTGTGGTATCACTACCGTTTTGCTGTGATCGGTTCAGCTTCCACGCGTTCAAATTCGTGTAATACTTGCCGTTGTACTCGCGGCCGCGTAGGTCAAAGCCGACTTCAACGACATCGCCAACTTTGAATTGGTCGGCCAAACTGCATTTGTCCTTTACCAATTCCAAAGCGATCTGTTGGGGGTATTGTCCGGTGGTTTCAACAACGATTTGGCGTTTCTCGAATTGAGAAGTGCCGACGGTTTCGGTTTGGCCGATTACGATTAGGCGGCCTGTGATGGTGTAACTCATTTCTTATTTTTATGGTGATTGATTGCGTAGTGTAGTATTAGCAAGGCATCGCAATTGGTTAGCGTGACCTTATTGAATGGGTATAGTTCCCGCGCTTGGTCGCGTAACATGGCCTTGCGCTGTGTCTTTCCGATGCCTTTTGGCGTGGGGTAGTAGCGTTGCCAGGTGCGGGCGTGAACCTCAACGACCTCGCAACCCAACGCCCGGAAGTACCCGGTTAGTTCTGCTTGTTGACGAAACAACCTCTGCATCATCATTGCTTTGCCGGGGGTGTCGCCGTCACCCGCCCACATTTGAACCCGCTCAACAAAGACCTGAATCGGGCGGCCCCATTCTTTTGCGATGGTGTTCGCCCATTCCTGCGTCTTGTCGATGGGTAAAATGAGGGTATCGCCGCAACTTGAGAACCCGGAAATCGCCCCGGCTCCATTTTGGCCGGGGTCGATTGCAATTATTATCGGGGTGTCGTGGCTCATTGCTTTGGGAAGATTTGCTCTGCTTCAGGTGCGCCTTTGTTTTCCGAAAGTTCTGGGTGGTACAGTTCGTCGTGAATCATGTCGAGTGCTTCGTTCTGAGTTTCAAAACTATTTACGTAATCGTAATAGTTTATGCCAGATTCTGACCTGATTTTGTAAACAACGAATCGGTAAGCGTCGAACACATACGACCACGACTTAATCAATTTGTACGTGTAATTGTTGTAAAATACAGGCCTGCTGTCCTTTGGGTCAAGCTCGGTAATCATTGCGGCGTACCGAATTGCCTCGTCCTCATCGTCAAATCCTTTCTTGTAAACGCCTCCATCGTAAAGGATGTAGCGGTAATTCTCAAAAATGTTGGAATACTCTTTCCAAACTGTGAAGCGGGGGGTGTTGTCTGTGTTACTCATAATCGTGTGTGTTATAGATTTGATCGCAACGTTACGAACTATTTCCGAAACTACCAAATTTTTACCAAAAAAAGAAGCCCGGGACACGACTCCCGGGCCAACACACGATATGAGCGACGGGGATCGTCGCAATAACACAACGCAAAGAAAGAAAAAAAAGTTGCAGAAAAATTTGTGAATGTCAAAGTTGTGCATATCTTTGCCCCAACACACACGATAAAAACACAACACGATGTCAAATATTAAAGCAAACATTTGGAATTTACAAGCCGGAGATCGCATCACATTTACGAACTCTTTGGGTTGTAAGGTTGAGATTATTGTTACAAGGGTAGAAGAAAAAAGTTGGTATGCTGCTGGCAGAAATAGTTGGGGAACGCTTCAATCCTACGCTAAACATCCTGACTTCAAAATAACAAGAGGTTAAAAAATAACACACACCATGACAAAACCAATCTGCATCCTGCGATCCACCGAACCGGATCAACCAGCGCCCGACTTTAACACATGGGCTGCCCACGTTCACGGACTGTGCCGGGAATATCAAATCAGTAATCAATTAAATCCTACACGATATGCAAACACATTGGAAGAAACTAACTAACCCGTTATACATCGGGGCGTACGACTTCGCGCCGGGCGAAGAACGGACGCTGACAATCAAATCCGTTAAACGCGAAATGGTTGTCGGCCCGGACGGCAAAAAGGAGGAATGCACGGTGATTGATTTCGCCGAGGGCAAACCCATGATATGCAACACCACAAACGCCAAAGCCATTACCAAAGCGCACGGCACACCTTATATAGAAGAGTGGGCGGGTAAATCAATTACGATCTACGTGGCAAAGGTTAAGGCGTTTGGAGATACGGTTGATGCGCTTCGGGTTCGCCCCGTTGCGCCCCGGGTAGGTAAGCCTGTGCTGACCCCGGACAACCCCAAATATGCCGCCGTCGAGAAGTTTATGCTCGATGGCGGTGATATTCAAAAAGTGCGGAGCCAGTTTGAACTGACAGCGGAAATCGAAAGTAAACTAACCGGATTAAACTCAAAGCCATGACACTTACCCCTGAAAATAAAGCCGCCCGCCGCGGACTATTCACCGCCTCGGAAATACACAAGTTGATAACGCCCGGTGGAAAGCTGGCCCAGAACGATACCCGCGACAAGTACGTGATGGATGTTGCCTTTGAAAAGGTAACAGGCTTTCGTCGTCCGATTTCATCCAAGCAAATGGAACACGGCAACCTGCATGAATGGGAGGCGTTTGAATTGTTCAGTCGTCTGTTCCCGGACTTCTGCAGGCGCAACGACGAACTACTTGTTGTGGATCAGATAGGGGCAACCCCCGACGGATTTGTAACCGACATCGACGCCAACCTCCTTGCGACCATCGACATCAAATGTCCTTATTCCACGTGGCTAACCCAAAAAGAAATGGCAATGGAGGCCCGGGTGTTTCACGATTATTACTGGCAGGCACAATGCCAAATGTATTGCGCAGGCGTTAATCGGCATTACCTCGTGCGTTACTTCACCCCCGGCGATATCCTCGACGACGACACCCCGGAATGTGATTTGCCGGAAGAGTTGCGGATATTTTGGCAGGTTGTGCTTCGCAACGATGACGACATCGCTTTGATGCTGGAAGCCGTGAAGATAGCGGTTGAGGATTGCCAAAGGTACGAGCAGTTGATAACTGCCCGTGTGCAGCCCTATTAATATCGTATATTAGCGAATGTAATCTGCGGCCACGGATTACGTCGAACGAATTAAATCCTCGGTGAGTAGGGTGGCCGCCCGAAAGCCGGGGTTATTTTTTACCCCACAACATGAGAGATTCATTCGTAGTTTATCGCAGCTTTTACGAAAGTTTGCAAGATTTGCCTAAAAAGGACAGAGGTGTCTTGCTGGCAGCAATTTTTGAGTACGTGTTAAATGACGTGATCCCGACAAATTTAACCGGGGCAAACTCGGCCGTATGGAAACTCATTAAGCCTCAATTAGATGCAAATAATACGAGGTACGAAAACGGCTCAAAAGGGGGTCGAAAAAAGCAATTTAGCCCTAACCGAAACCGAACCGAAACCGAACCGAACTCGAACCGACACCCTAACCGAAACCTAACCGACACCCTAACCGAAACCGAACCTAATGTAAATGCTAATGTAAATGGTAATGTAAAGGAGAATGGAAATGATAATGTAAAGGATAATGTCAATGGCGTTCGCCCGACCGAAACCTCGTTATCATCGATTCAAAAGTTTCAGGCCATGCCCCCTGCTTACCGAGCGGTATCGAAATGGTTTGAACGCGTGGCATACCCACCGGATAAAAAGTACCTGTACTCCGACATCATTACCGACGACGACCGTTTGAAGTGGGCTGAGCAATGGTACGAACTTGAAGACCACCCTGCCCTGCGGCCATACATCGACGAACAACGCACCCGTCCTTTTCAGGTGGAAGACACCGACAAATACAACATCAACCAATCCTTTTTCAAAACATTGGTTGAGTTTGCCTTTGTCAAGCAACGAGATAAATGGGGGGAACACTTGCGTGACTTTAACTACCTCGTCCACGTCCATAACGGAAAACCTAACATCGCTCACCTTGCAACGGCTTACCAGCGCTGGCTAAGTGCAGAAGAAAAACGAACACGTGATCTTTTTCCCACGCTTGGCAACTAATATGAAAACAATTAACTCTATATCTGGAGGGCAGACCTCAGCCTACATCGCCGCCAACTATCCGGCTGACTACAACCTATTTGCTCTTGTGCGAATTGAGGATGAAAGATGTCGATTTAAGGATGAGGCTGTGCGCAAACAAGTAGAGGATCGGATTCAAAAGCCTTTTATCGCAACCGCAGAAGACGACACCATCATATACACCATGCTCGACCTTGAACAATTTATTGGAAAGCCGATTACATGGGCAAGTGGCGAAACATTTGAAATGGTCAATAAACAAAAGTCAGGCTACCTTCCAACCACAATTTGATTTATTCGACGATGATTTCAACGAATGCGATTCCGGACATTGCGGAATTTAATTAAGTTTACATCCCACGATATGACACACGACAACACACAGAAATACAGAATTGTTAGCCCGGTTGAGGTCCAACACGAGGTCGTCGAGGATTACCACAAGCGAAGCCAGTACGGCGTCCAACTCGGATGGCAAACCACGCACAACAAAATAACATTAGTTCCTAAAACCTTTTCGCTGTGGTACGGATGGCCCGGACACGGCAAGACCACCATTGGACTTTGCGTCATGGCCCAGATTGCAAAGCGCGAAAAGAAACGGTTTCTTTTGTACTGCCGCGAGGAGGGCGAACCAAAAGACCTTACCAATTTACTTGCATCAATTTGGATCGGCAGGCAATTCTACCCCGGCGGCGACAACCGTATGAACGTCGCCCAACTCAATTCCGCAATCGCTGACCTTTCGCAATACTTTACCATCATTGACGGACGACTTGACGGGTTCGACCAACTTATTGCAGTCACAGCTGAAACCGAAAAGCAGCAATCAACGAAGTTCTGGGGCGTGATGGCTGACCCTTTGAACACCCTTGTACGCGGAGGCGAACGAATTGCGGCAATGTACGAGGAGGGCTTGATGGCAATCCACGACGACGCTAAACAAAAGGGGCGGCACTATATGCTGTTTACCCATCCGGGAAGTGACGCCGACAAAAAGGAAAAGACCGAGCAGGGAATAACCTACCAACCACCACCCACGCCGTACAACCTCAAAGGTGGCCGCACGCTTTACGACATGGGGTATCTCATGGTTGGCGTGTGGCGACCCCCGCTTGGCCTTAGCCACAACGGGATCCAATACGAAAAGAATGAAATCCAACTGATCGCTTCCAAAATAAAACCACGCGGATCTGGTGAAACAGGAACCTACAAACTCTACTACGACGCCGAACGCTTCAACTACTTCGAAATCGACGGCACCACGCGGCGCTACGCCAACGACGACACTGCCCAATCAGCACCGGCCCCGGTTCAGCAGCCGATGAGGTTCGAACCCAACCGTGGATTCGACGACCAACTGCCACCCGCTGACCGAATTACGCTTCCCGATCCCAACGACGAATTACCATTCTAAAACATAACGATATGACGCACGGCAGTTTATTTTCAGGCATTGGTGGCTTTGACCTCGCCGCAGAGTGGATGGGTTGGCAAAATGTATTTCATTGCGAATGGAATGACTTCGGGCAACGAGTTCTAAAACATTACTGGCCCGATGCTATCAGTTACCACGATATTTGCAAAACCGACTTCACAAAACACTATGGAACAGTTGACATTATTTCAGGAGGGTTCCCATGCCAACCCTATTCAACGGCAGGAAAACGACTTGGAAAAGCAGATGACCGACACCTCTGGCCGGAAATGCTTAGAGCGATTCGAGAGATTGCCCCGACCTGGGTTGTGGGCGAAAACGTACGCGGCCTTGTTAATTGGAATGGAGGGATGGTATTCGACGAAGTGCAGGCTGACCTGGAAGCTTGTGGGTACGAAGTCCAACCGTTTCTTCTTCCAGCTTGCGCCGTCAACGCTCCCCACAGAAGGGATCGGATTTGGTTTGTTGCCCACGCCAAAGGCAACGGAAATCGAGGAAAACTACGACGATTGGAAAGCGAGAATGAAGGCAAGTGGAAATCCGAAGAATGTGGGCAAGACAACTGCGAACATTGGAACTATGGCTGTCAGCGGCCTACTCCCGACACCGACTGTAATGGACACCAATCAGGGCGATTTGGACAAAATAGACCAACGCCGAATACGAGCCAAACAGACCAGCAAGAACGGCAACGGATTTGGCATAACCATAGGAGAACTGGCAAATCGGGGCCTACTCCCGACACCAATATCCTCCGAAATACATCATGCGGAGAGGGTAAAGAAATTGAAGGAGTCGGGTGCGGAAACAATGGCGAGCAGAAAACTTGGGGCGAGCAGACCGAACGGCCTAATGGACTTTTTGGACTTCAACCAAATGCTGCCGACACCGACAACCAGGGATGCCAACGGAATAGAACACAGCCCCTCGCAGAAAAACAAATCCAGATTAGCACCGGACATAGCAACCATGTACGAGCAAACGCATGGCAAGACTTCCCAACTCAATCCCCGGTTTGTTCTGGAGATGATGGGATTTCCGCCCGACTGGACGGAATTACCTTTCCAAAGTGGCGAAACGAATCAATCAAAGCAGCAGGAAACGCCATAGTTCCGCACGTGGCGTATCAGATATTCAAAGCAATTCAAGCATACGAAAACACAACGATATGAACAAACTACCCAAACCCCACACCATCGCCTTGCGCGACATCGAAGCCGCGCAAAGCCGCTTGCAGGAAATCGGTGACCGCCTACCAAAAGAGTACCGCGACGCCTTAGACCAACTCCAATCCCTAACCGACGGAATTGATTTGATGCACAACCACGCAGAACAAATCGCAGAAGTTATGCAGAAGCTAACCGACCCGGAAAAGCGCAAGCACAGGCAGCAGCAGTTCATGCAGATTATGAAAGCCCACGCGAGCGGTCACGCCTTGATTCTCTTAACCCAAACCGTGTACGCTGAATTGCACCTGATGAAGACCACCCGCGTGGATCAGATCAGGCAGTCGCTATCGTTCCAACGCGACCTCGTTGAGGCCCGGAAGGAAATAGACCGCCTCAACGAAAAAGTTTTGGAACTTCAAAACCAAATCGTATCTTTGTAACCAATCAACACACACGCGATGCAAACACCAATGTACAACCACGAATTGCGCCGACTGGCTGCACTTCTTATCGAACCACCAAAAGACGACGCAGAGCAGCGCGAACTCGATCACCTTATGCACAAATACGACAACCGCAAAGCACTCAGGCCAGCGATTGAATTTGTTCAGGACGTATGCAGAAAGATCGGCGTAAACCACGACGACGTCATAAGCGAAACCCGAACGCGCCCGCTTCCACAGATTCGCCACGTCCTGATGGCAGAAGTGCGTAAACGGTTCCCTGAGCTTAGCCTAATTCAAATCGGATCGGTATTTAACCGAAACCACTCAACCGTCATCCACGGTTGCCGATCAGCCGACAACCCACACGACACCCTGATCGCATCCATCCGGGAGCGCATCGCCTCAGTTGTCGATGCCCCAATCAGAATGAAGTTTAACGACATTCACCCGATTTAGGCCCGTACCTTTGATATTTTTAGACACGCCTAAAAATTACGTAAATTGCACGCAATGAAAATAGCCTGCCTTTGCAACGATGATTACGCCAACTTCATGTATTGCCAAGTCGAAGCGATGCGAATAACAGGAGTTGACGCCGATGGATACAAGATGCAGCAGTCGGTGTTCAACTATCCCCGGCAGTGCAAAATTACCAAAGGCTCGTTGATGAAAAACATCCGGGCCGATGTGTACGTCGTGTTTCACAGCCATCTGGAAGTTCTGAACTACCTGCCCCACAAATCCCGCGTTATCGTGGTACACACCGGCACTCGCTTCAGAAAGAATGCCGAGCGAATCACAAAAGAGTGCGCCGGATTTGGCAACGTCATCGCCCTGCCTGAATTTGCCCAGTACCTACCTGATGCGGAGTACGTGGTGGGGTGCATCGAAGACAAAGCAATCCGGCCCGCTTACCCGGTTCAAAATAGGTTCGGCCACTTTCCATCCAACCCCCAAACAAAAGGCACCGACGTTATTAGGCGCGTGGCGATGGATGCAGGCGTACCGATTCACATCGACACCACTCGAATCAACTACCAACATCACCTTGCTCGCGTGGCCTCGGTTGACGTGCTGGTTGAAATGCTTAAGCCAAAACAGGACGGCTTGTTTGACTACGGTTCGTTTGGTATGCAGGCACTCGAAGCCGCAGCGATGGGGAAGGTTGTTATCACCAACAACGTCACAGGCCAAGACCTATACCAACGCACCTATGGCGATTGCGAATTGGAGATAGCCAACGACGAACAACAACTACTTCACAAACTAATCAAATGGAAACATGGCGACACTAATGCAAAAGGTCGGGCGGTGGCTGCGTGGTATCAAGCCAAACATTCAATGGCCGCAACTGGTAAGCGATGGGCGCAAATCGTCCGAGGCTGAACTAAGCTATCACACCTTCTTTGAGGCCTACAAGGCAAGGCTTCACAGGTGGAACGACACCCCGCGTTACCGATATGAGTTGGGGCAGCTTTACCGATTCCTTCGCATGGGTAAGGTCTTGGACTACGGTTGCGGCACCGGGTATGCCGTGGAGCGATTTCGATCAATGGGCTTGGACGTGTACGGATACGATAGGTTTCGGTACGTTGACGGCTCACCGGATTGGTATCGCACAAGTTTCTCCTTTCTTTTTGACCAAGTCTATTTTATGCACAGCTTTGCCCATCTTGACGACGCCGAGGGTGTGCTTTACCGATTGCGCCCGATGATGGCAGACGGCGGTGAAATTGTTATCATCACCCCAAATCGCGTATATTTGGATCACCTTGCACACGACCCCGCCTACCAACCCGACACCACCGTCGTACACCATTACGACATGATGGAGTTGGTGCAGTTGGTTGAGGGCGCGGGATGGGAAGTAACCGAGCGCATATACATGGGATTTGAAGACCCCGAAGAACGAATACTAATCAAGGCCACGTTATGAAAGCAACCGACGCTGTAACAGTTATCATGAATACCTTTAACGAGCGAAGGGATTGGTTAAAGGCCGCGCTTGACAGAGTGGCCCCTCAGGTCAAACACGTAATTATTTCGGCCTGCGAGGGCGACCAGAACACCGCCTACCTACGCGAAATCCTACCCAATAATGCCCGGCTGGTTTTGCTCCCATACCACGAGCAGCTTGGCAAATGTCCGCAGCAATCGTTTCGGCAAATCAACAACGCCTTGCCATACGTCGCAACCGAATATGTGAGTTGGACGTCGAGCGACGACCTGATGCACCCGGAGAAGTACCAACGTGAACTTGACACGCTGCTATCAACCGGCAAACAAATCGTGTACAGCGATTACGAGATGGTCGATGCCGACCTGCGCCACCAATGCTTTGTTAGCCTCGGCGAATACCGATACGACCGCCACCTAACCAACAACTTTGTGAGCGACTTAAGCCTAATGCGTACCGACCTGCTCCGGCAGTTCGGTTTGCATGGAGATAGGTGGCGCAATTACGCTTATTGGGATATGTGGCTGCGTATCTTTATAGCACGAGGCAACGTATTTGTAAACCTTCCGCAGCCCATGTGGCAATACCGACAAGACGCTAACAGCACCCACGTAAAACGCAAACGATCCCCGGAAATGCAGGCCGAAGCAGATCGTGACCGACGCGCTATGCTTAAATCACACGGAGTAAGTTACTGATATGAAAGCAATAAAAATCATTTTTCGAATCCTTACCTCTCCGTTTATGCTTGGCATTATATTAATGGGCGCAATACGGATGTGGGTGTCTGCTTTGATTTACGGAGCGACGTTTGAAGTCAACGACGAAAGGCAAGACGATGCCCCGCAATAAATTCCTACCCGGCAACCCCGGCAAACCCAAAGGCGTAACCAACCGCCGCAGCCTTGAATGGTTGCAGCTCAGGGATCAGATCGTTGGGTATCACTCGGTCAAATTCAACCAGGTGTTGTGCGACCTTTGGGATTCGCCCGACATGGAAGACCGCATAAAAGGTGCGATGTTGTATCTTCAAACATTGAACTATTTTCAGCCAAAGCTGTCAAATGTTGACCACACAATGTACTCCGAAGACAAGATCGAGCAGATCGTAATCGAAATAATCGACCCAAAGAATGCAGGTACGGATCAAAGCGACACCGGTATTTCGCCGGATAGCATCGACTGACAAACGGTTCATCGTGCTTCAGGGTGGAACAAGGTCGTCCAAGACCTATTCCACTTTGCAATGGATCATTTTGGTCTATTGCCAACAAAACCAAAACAAGGTAGTAACCATCGCCCGTAAGACGTTTCCGACCCTTCGCATGACGGCCATGCGCGACTTCATCGAGATCCTTGTCAGGTCGAATATGTACAACGTCAGCTTTCATGATCGCACCAATCACACCTACAACCTAAACGGCAACCTGATTGAGTTCGTTGGATTGGATCAGCCGCAGAAGAAGCGCGGTGCCAAGCGCGACTTATTGTTCATGAACGAGGCCAACGAGTTCAGCTTTGAGGATTATTTTCAGCTAAACACCCGAACGTCGGAGCGGGTGATCCTTGACTTCAACCCATCGGAGAAGTTTTGGGCGCATGAGAAGCTAATCGGCCAAGACAACGTGGAGTTTATTAAATCCACCTACCTCGACAACCCATTCCTTGAACCCGCCCTGATCGCTGAGATTGAGCGAATGAAACTAATCGACCCGGATTATTGGCGGGTCTATGGTTTGGGCGAACTCGGCATCCCCAAAGAAGCGGTTTACCCCTACTGGAACACCACGCCCGAACCCCGTGGCAAACGGGTAGGCATAGGCATGGACTTCGGATTTGCCAACGACCCCACAACGATTGTCGAACTGTGGCAAGACCAAGACGACCTGATCTTGCATGAGCGATTGTACCGCACGGGCCTGACCGCCTCGGACATCTTCAATGAAATCAAATCAATCTACGAGGGTGAACGTCCGTCGATTGTTGCCGATAACGCCCGCCCTGAGGTAATCGAAGAACTCAGGCGGCGGGGGTTGGCTGTGATTGCAGTAAGCGGCCAAAACAAACACATAGCGCCGGGCATTGATCTTCTCAGGCGTTACCGCCTCCACGTCACCACGGCATCACCCAACACCAAGCGGGAACTGGAAAGCTACCGTTACAAAACCGATAACATGGGCAACATCACAAACGACCCGGTGGACGCGCACAACCACGCCCTTGACGCGGCCCGTTACGCGGCCATGCATTTTGTCGCCCGGCCCAACATCGGAAAATATGTTATCGGGGGTGTTGCACCGAAGCGATAAAGGTGTATATTTGCCCTGTTCGCATTCTCATTGTGAATTGCATTTTGGTTTATAGGCACCTCGGTTGGCAACGGTTGACCGGGGTTTCTTTTTTTTGTCGAACACCGCTACCCATCCCATATATTTGCTCCGTATGAACGCAACACTAAACATCATACTCACACGGTTACGGCAATTCGTTGATAACCACCACATATTGCAGCGGTTCAGCTTCGGCCAAATCGACACCGTGGACTTGGATAAGTTCGGGTCGTATCCATTGCTTCACGTTGTACCCGGTCAGGAAAGTATCGACACCGTATGTACTTGGTCGTTTGACGTTTACATATTGGACAAGCCCCGCGACAAGGACGAACACTCAAAGCAGGACTATCAAAAGCACGTACTAAGCGACACCGCCCAATGTATGCGCGACCTAATCGCTGAGATAACCAACGGCGGCAACGTGTTCGTGTATAGTGAGAATTGGTCGATTAACGTCGCCGTGCCTGCCCAGTACATTACCCAAGCTTTCAACCACACCTTAAGCGGGGTATTCGCGAGCATCGAAATCAGTTACCCGTGGGGTATCGACGCCTGTAACCTACCGATGTCGGGCGTTACCCCTGCCGACCTGACTTGCTTAGACGCCACCATCACGGTCAACGGCAACGCGTTTGACACCGTGCCGAGCGGCGGCACACTTGACGTTCCGGTTGAATACGAAAACGGCACACCCGTTGGAACGATTCAAAGTGGTGTTGTGGTTATCCCCGACCCCACGTGTGCTGATGCAAACGTCGAGGTAAACGGCATTCAATACGATACGGTGGCGTCGGGTGGAACACTTGACGTCGTGGTGGAGAACACAGCCAACACACCCGTGGGAAGTCTTGTGGGTTCGGACTGGGTAGTGCCGGATGGCGACATCACGCTCAATTCTGTATTGGTTGATTCGGTTCCCAGCGATGGCGTGACAAATATCATAATCGAGAACACCGCCAACACTCCGGTTGGTTCCCTTGTGGGTGCGGACTGGGTGGTGCCGGACGGCGACGTCGAAAACTCAGACGCCACGTACACCGCATCGGTTGCAAGTGGTGCGACTTTGGTACTGCCGGACATCACAATAACTGAACCCGATGCAACAACGATGTCGTGGCCGTCGGTGAAGAACTTCGACGTTCGGACGTTAAAGTCAGGCATCGCTTACAAGCGTCCGTTTTACTCACAAAAAAACACCTACGCCACGGGCGACGAAGGGTCGCGCCTGCAAGCCGGAATCTACGACTATACCGCACCACCCTACCCTGAATACTGCCAACAACTTGACCGCTCGGTTGGTGCGACGCTATACTACTACACCCTGTTATACAACAACGCATTTGGCACAAAGGATAGGTTTACCACCGCCGCAGGTGTTGCCGTGACCAACGGCGCAGGAATTGCTTTTATCGACCACCTGACCGGGCTTATGTGGTTTGGTTCGCAGCAGTCGCAATCCACGTGGTCGAGTGCGTTTACAACCGTAACCAACGCCAACAACGCCAACACCGGAGGATATAACGACTGGCGACTTCCGGCGGTCGGAGAGTGGTACACCGCCTTTAATTACGAGGGCGGCTCGGCTTCGTTTATTGCGCCGTTTGAAAATTTCGGTGCGAACATATTTTGGTCGGCAACCACTAACCCCGCATCAACCGGGCAAGCGATGACAGTGTTTTCAGGCCGAGCAATCAGCCAACAAACTAAATCCGTATCAACTAACCGCGCGGCCCTGGTTCGCACATTCTACCCGTAACGATGGCAAAGGAATTTAACTATAAAGTCGCCAAACAAATCCTTGCCGCATGGGCCAGCGAAGAAGTGATCCCGGCTGCCCAGCGCAATATCGGAGCCACCCAACCCGTTAAAGAAACCAACTCAAAAGGCACACGCATTAAGAGGCGGCGCAGGGTGGCAAGTGGTAACCTGAAATCTTCTCTGACTTTCTTTATCAAAAAGGGCGGAGAGGGCGCAAAGGTTGTGTTCACCGCAAAAGACACAGCCCGAAGTTACGCGAAGGTGATCGAGTGGGGAAGGTCGCCCGGACGAAAGCAACCCCCGACAGCAGAGATCAGGAAGTGGATGGATACAAAGCGCGTAAGGCTTCAAGCAGAGGGCGGAGGCTTTATCCGGGAAACCGACGCGGCTCGTGATGCCGTGGCCTATGCTATTGCGCGCAAGATAGGCAAGTACGGATTTGAGGGGATTCACTTTTACCGCGACGCAATCAACGACAAGCTGCCGCTTTTATCCGACCAAATCGCTAAAAACATTGCAGAGATATTCACCGACATACCCGATTAAACCGTGGCAATAACGATTCAACAAAACCCAATTAGGCAGGTGGCATCAGGCCGGGGCTACGTCGCGCTCGGCCCGTGCGTGTGGAGCGTGTCAAGTTCAAATATCGCCCAACCTAATTTTAAGTTCCTGATCCAAATCTACGATGGCGCGACTGAGGTGGCGAAATTCGTTATCGCCCCTAATCCATTTGACCGCTGCCATTTCGACGCGTGGGAGGTGAACAAAAGCTACATCAAACCCGACGTAGCAGATAGCAACTTCCAGTCAATCCATTACCACGGCACGACGGCTTCGCCCGGCAACAAACCGTTTCGAACCGCAACCAATTCGATCAAGTCGTTGCAAATTCGGTTCGGTGAGAAGTACGACGTTGGCGGCGACCCGACTGAATTTCCCGGAGCCGGAACGCTTGGAGCCGACGCGTGGATGATGTATATCCTTCCTTATCGATCGCAGTTCAGCGACGGCCTAAACGCGGCGGGTAACGGCAGGTGGACGCTTACCAACTTAAACCCACGCCCGCCTCTTACCGCATGGCGATCGGGCTATTTCCGGGGTGACAACACAACAGCGTGGAGTTTGGGTACGGCAATTCAAATTCCGGTTACGGTAAACGATTGGGGCGTGATGAGTTTCCCGCACGACGGCCTTACAATCGACAGCCTCAATAATACATACGATTGGGTTTACACCATCTACAACGGCCTAACCACAATTGGAACGCAAACGTCTTTAATTAACGCCGCTAACGGCGCCGCCGCGCCTAACTCTACCACGGCAGCACATAAGTTAATATACTTCGCGGCCTTCCCGAAAAACTTAGCCAACGCCAACGTGATTGCCAACCCGTTGATTTGGCCGGACACCCTATTCAATCCCAACTGGACACATTACACTCTTGTCATAAGGAGTTCATTTGGTAGCGTGGCATCCAATACACTTGTATTCTACCGAGTCCAACCCGATAACTGCCGCTTTGATAACATGAGGCTTTGTTGGGTAAACGACTTTGGCGGCTGGGATTACTTTAACTTCTCGATGAAGAACGAAATCAACTGGACAAAGCAGGGCAAGACATACGACAAAATAATCGGCACATTCGACGACACAACCTACTACCAACCAAACTACAGCCGCTCAACCACGGTGTATGGCCAAATGGTTGAGAAGGTTTACACTGTTACTTCAAATTGGGTAACCGAGGGAATGATAACCTATTTGCGCCAACTGTTCAGCAGCCGCGAAGTGCATTTGCTTGACACCGCAAACACCACGCATATACCCGTGACGGTGGTTGAGAACTCATACAAAGAAGAACGCATTCGCAGCAGTCGGGTTGTGCAGATCACGTTCCAAATCAAACTTAGCCAGCCGCTTAACTTATGACGATATTACGAGTTTGGGACGATGCCGGGGATCAACACTATCTTGATCTGTTCGAGAATGATGTTGTGAAGTTAAACTACGAATTTGGCAATGTGCAGGACATCGGCAAGGTGGCGTCGAATTATTCGCAGACGTTCCGACTTCCGGCCACGCAGACCAATATCAATTTGCTTGGGCAATGGTTCAACCCTAACCTTGAATCCACGTTTAACCCCCGGCAAAAATATCAGGCAGATATATCGTGGCGGGGATTGCCTTTGATGGTGGGCCACATCAAGCTGAACAAGGTTTACACCAAGCCGCAAAAGAACACCGACGAATTTGAGATCGTTTTTTTCGGGGAAACTTCAACGGTGGCCCGCGAGATAGGCGATCAGTTGTTAAGTGACTTGGATTTGTCCGCGCTCGATCACAACTGCACCCTGGCAAACGTCTTGGATTCCATTAACTCCGACATCTCAGGCCTTCCCGCCGGAGCGGTGCGGTACGGCATGGCTGACAAGGGAATCAACTGGAGCGAACTTGGTGGCTTTGGAACCCGTCCGATAACCTCCGACGACTACCCCATATACGCAGGGCTGTTCACCCCGTGCCTCAACGTAGGGTGGTTGTTTCGGCAAATAATCGAGCAGGCCGGGTACTACATGGAAAGCACGTTCTTTGACAATTTGACCGACGTGTATATGCCGTTCTTCAACGGCTCACCCGGCCCGGTTGGCTACGATTTGCCGCAGAACAATAACTTCAATATCGGAATCGACGGTGACGAAAACATCACGCTTGGAGGTTTCGGTGACATCATCGACATTGCTAACCTGCACGATACCGGAAACTTCTTTGACGCAGGTAACAACGTAACGCTCGGCACCCCTGCCTACTACACCACGCCTTACTACGGGGTGTATGGGTTTGATCTTTGGGCGCGAATTACCAACGACGGAACATTGGACGACGATCCAATGTTCGTGCGGTTATGCCTGTACGATGTGGACACGGGCGAGATTATTGCGGCACACGCCTCATATTACTACATTTCCGACAACCAAACTTTCACAATGTCGCTCAATGGAATATCTCGCATTCTTCCGGCTGGAGTTCGTGTGGCGATGGGCATTGAAAGCGGCTTTAGTTCAGATGGATTAGCGGCAACACTTCATTCAACCGCAGGCCCCGATCAACAAAATGGAACCGGGTGGAAGTGTTACTCAGCAATCCCATACGCCGGCCAGTCGGTTGATATGGCGGCAAACGCCCCGACCAACTACAAGCAAATCGACTTCATCCGGGATTGCACAAAGCTATTCAACCTCGTATTTGTGCCGTCGCGAGATGACGCGCGCGTGATTGAAGTCGAACCGTTTGTGGATTGGGTTACGGCGGGGTCGGTGGTGGATTGGACGGAGAAGATTGATGCCGCAAAAGACTTGGTTATTTCGCCCACGGTTGATATCCAAGCGCGGAACCTTACACTCACCTACACCACCGACAAGGACGTGCTGAATGATGCCATGACAAAGGTGGGAGGCCGCACGTACGGGCGTATGCTTATTGACAACTCCGGCAACGAATTTGCAACCGGCGACCAAACCATTCAGCTTTATGCCGGGCCGCAGCCAAATAACGCCATTCCCGGCACGCAAATAATTGTGCCAAAGTGGATGGATCAGAATGGCCAAATCGTTGACGTACGGCCACGGTTCGTTTACTGGCAGAAAGTTACCACACCGCTCGATATAAAGGTGGTTGACGATAGCGATGAATCAATCGACACCATCAATTACTACCCATACATCGGGCATTACTCATCACCAACGCCGGACATCACCGACGACGATCTGAACTTTGGGCAGGAAACCCCGTTTCACGTCGTCAACGCCCTGCCTATCAACACCGCGTTTCGTAGGTATTGGTTGCCGTACATCGATCAGCTTTACAACGAAGACGCGCGAATCATGACCGCGTATCTGTGGCTTGAGGCATCCGACATCTTGACGCTCAAGTTTAACAACCGAGTGTTCATAAAAGATTCGTATTGGCGGGTAAATAAGATTTCAGCGTATGGGGTAGGCGTGGAAGAAACAACGCAAGTCGAATTTGTGAAACTTGTGGACGCCGTGAACTCATGCGACCTCACGGTGATCGGTCAGTATAGCGACCTTTCGATAAAGTTCGAGGATGCCGACGGCTACGAAACGCAAGGCAACCAAGTGTGTTGCGAGCAGTACGGGGGCGAGTGGGATAGCGTGGCGGAAAAGTGCTTCATGGAAATCCAAACACCCGGCCCTGTGGTATTCGGCCCCGGCACCACGCCCGGCACCAACCCCAACGACAACGGTGCGGGATTTACCGGAGGCTATTCAGACGGCGGGGGATTGCACGGACATTTTCAGGGCTCAACGGTCAAGGCCGGGGCAAGTCAGTCCTTTATTGCTGGAGGCGGTCACATCGTAGGCAACGGTAACGGAATGACTGTCGTAGGTCGTGACCTGACGGTTTCCGACAATATCAACCCCCACGTGTTCGGAATCCACGGTGACGTACGTTGGCCGGGCCTGCACTTAGCCGGAGGGCATTGGTGGCAATGTTCGTCGGAAGATTACCGAGGCCGGGCGCAGACGGGTTGGATAATGATGTTAGCCGAAGGCGATCTGTCGAGTAACCCCAGCGACATCGAACTGCTTATTGAGGGCATACCAAATAACCGCTTGAGCCTTGTGGATGATTCCGGGTGGATGGTTCGGGCCGACATCGCAATTGTTGAGATCAACCCCGCCACACAAAACATCGTAGCTTTTGGTGTTAAGTCGTATTTGGGTGCGTTGTATAAGACCGGAGGCGTGGCGTATGAATCCGGGCTAATAACAGACAACCACCAACACACCGGCGACTTCGGTCACGACATCGAACTGGAAGTTGACGTCACAACCGACACCACCCAACACCGCCTGAAGTTAGCCACACAAAGCGGTTCGGGTCTTCCCACCTACGACGTAAAAGTTACGTGCCGCATCTCATATGTTCAAGTATATTCGCTGTGTCAAATATCAGGTAGCTAATGGAAACTAAAGTTGACGTAATGAAGGACGAAATGGAACTGTTAAAGTCGGTTCCGACAATCGTCAAGGCCCAGCAAATAATCGGTGACACCGGAAGCCGGGAATCGCTGTTTTTCTTTGGCCGGGCTAAACTTCGCCGGGCCGTGTGGTATGAAGCGGCGGCGTTTCTGATGGCTGCAATCTTTGACGGCTTGTTAATCCTTGCGGCGTTGGCCGCTACAATACTCGTGGCGACATGGCTGTAAACGAACAGGTAATCATTGAACTCGTCGCCCGAACCGAGGCGGCTGAAAAGCAGATTGCGGCCTTAACCGAGCAGCTTAATAAGACTAAAGTTGCCGCCAAAAAGGCAAGCGAGGATGGATTGGAGAAGCTGACTAAGAACGGCGGGGCAATGGCTATCCTTAACGACCTCACGGGTGGTTTGGCAATGCAGTTCAAAGACGCTTACGAATCCATACAGCTAACCAATACCGGATTAAAAGGGATGAAAGCCGCCCTACTTGCCACGGGGATAGGAGCGCTTGTGGTAACGCTTGGGTTAATTGTTGCCAACTTCGATCAAATTAGCGATTGGTTTACAGGAACTGGTCGGAGAGTGGCTGCATTGGAAGAAGAAAATAAAAAGTTCAAGGATCGCGGCGATATGCTAAGCAAGCAACTTGTTGAGTTAGAGGGGCAAGAAAATAGCATATATAAAATTGTTCAACTAAACCGACAGCGCATTGAGAATGAAATACAAATACTGCAAAATGAAAAACAGATTGCTATCGAACTTGGCGATCAGGAAAAGAAGTCAGAGGCGATGCGAGGGATTGACGCCAAACGATTAGAACTTGCCAAGTTAATTAACCAAGAAACAAATCGGCGCAATACCGTTCTTGAAGACGCAAGGGCATTAGTTGATGAGGATTATGCAAAAGAAAGAGAGCAGTATAAAATTGGTGAGAAATTTCGAGACGAGCAAAAAGAGGGATTAACGAGGATGAAAGAATTAACTCAGGAAATTTCTGAGTTAAACAAAGACATACGAGAAGCAGACAAAAGACAGGCAGAAGCGCAAGCGCGAGGCTTTAAAGAGGATTTGACGGCAAGCACCAATAAGGCAAAAGCACAAGCAAAATTAAACGAGGCGAATGCTGAGTTCATAAAGCTGCAAGAGGAGCAGAAATTGTTGCGAGATGCAATTACCAAGTCTGAGGAAATTGCCGCTAAAGCAGTCGAGAGCAAGGCTGGAAGCGAGGCAAAAGTGACTGAGGAAATTAAAAAACAGGCGTTTGTTGAAGAAGAACCCGAAGACGAAGACCCGCAGGTTGGATTCACCGTTGAACAACAATACGACCTTGCCAACTTCAAAGCCGTTCGCGATGAAAAGCTAAAGAAGGAGGAGGAGTTTAACGCGCAAATGGATGCAATACAGGATAAACAATTAGCCGACGATGCAAAGCGAAACGAAGCGATTGAGCAAGGTCGAAAGATGATGGATGACCTGCGCATACAGGGCGCGTTTGCCACGCTGTCAACCATTGCGGATTTGTCGGAATTGTTTGCGGGAGAATCTGAAAAAAGCCAACGAAAAGCCTTTGCCGTAAACAAAGCCGCGTCGATTGCCACGGCAACGGCTCAAACCTACCTGAGTGCGGTGGCGGCGTATAACTCTCAACTTGTTCCGCTTGACCCAACGTCACCCGTCCGCGCTTCCATTGCCGCGGGTATTGCAATCGCTTCGGGGCTTGTCAATGTCGCAAAGATTTCAGCGACAAAGTTCGGAGGCGGCCCGTCAGGCGGCGGCGGTTCAACTCCGAGCATTCCCGGCGGCGGCGCACCTACGCCAACCAACCCACAGGCGGCGCTGGACTTTTCGTTCCTTTCGCAACAACAACAACCCGTGCAGACCTACGTAATTGCAGGCGATGTTACCAACGCCCAAGAAGCCAACCAAAAACTAAAAGATCAATCAGCACTTTAATACCATGCCAATACCCAAACCAACCCCCGCTGAATCACCCGACGAATTTGTGTCGCGCTGTATGGCAGATTCCGTGATGAACGAATACGAAGAGCAACAAAGGGCTGCGATTTGCTACGAGCAACTCGGCCCGGTCTACGAACTACGCATCGACAACCCCGACGAAGAAGGTGTGTACATTATGTCGCTTGTGGATTCACCCGCTATCGAGCGCGGATTTGTGGCGTTGTCAGGATCGAAGAAATACGAGTTGGCAAAAGTCGATACTGAACGGCGCATGATAGTTGGCCCGGCTTTGGTTCCAAATAAACTCATTGTGCGCGACGACGGTAAAGGGGAATACTGGATATTCTTTACCGAGGAAACAGTACGCAAGGCCGCGCACGGGTTCCTAAAGAACACCAACCTTCACCGAGTAAACATTCAACACGAGGTAAGTGTGGGCGGGGTGTACACGGTTGAATCGTGGATAGTCGAAGATCCCGAAACCGACAAAGCCAAAGCGATGGGGTTTGATGTACCTAAAGGCACGTGGATGTTGGCCCAATACGTGGAAAGTGATGCCGTTTGGGAAGAACTCGTGAAGTCCGGTATCGTAAAGGGTTACAGCATTGAGGGCAATTTCGTGTCGTATATGGCTGAACAAGACGAAATCACAGAGGAAGAACTCGCTATGGCCGAGGCGTTATTGATGGAAGAACTGAGGCGGGTGATATAGTCAGGGTTGCTCGCACACAGGAAGCGGATAGACGAAACAAACTGATCCTTAGCGGTTAGTTAGGTGCAATGCTAAGACGACTGCTCATCTTGTGGTGCTTCTTCATTTCCTTCGACATAAATAGAAACGGATGATGTTCTTTCTTTATTCATACCTTCTCCATCTAAAGCACCCCAAGCTAAAGTGAAATCTACGGATGTTCCGTTTCCTAATCTAACCTTGATATTTGCATCAGGGTTGAAGTCTAAAAGCTGTTTTGTTAATTCTCTTACTGTCATTTTTATTTAAGTTTATGAGAAGCACTGCTCCTAACAGCACATAGGCAATAGTTGCCAGAAACTTTTTATCGTAGGCAACCATCGCCTA